ATGTAGGAAACAAAGTTTTTCATTCTATAAATCATCAACAAGCAGCATTTGAAACTGGCGATAATATCAGGTCACAGGCATCATTCTTTAAACAAGTAGGTGCAAAGACAAAAGTCATAATCATTGTTCAAGGAAATGATATTGATGATATGATTGAGTATTTTAAGAATATTACAACTCGTCTTAATGATGTTGACTATGACAATATTGGCGGGTTGGCGATTGCTGATACTTGCATGGGCAATGGTGAATTAGAATCAATCAAGATGCTTACTGCTGCAAAGAAGATATCTGAGATTTGCCATCCAAACATCAAGAAGCATTTACATGTTCTAGGTGTTGGTTCAATCTATCGTATGAAACCTATTCTATATTTGCTCAAGTCAGGTTACTTGAATGAATTTGAAAGAATATCTTATGACTCAAGTTCACATACATCGACTTTCCAATACGGATTACTTAAAGTCAACGGCACATGTACTTCTATTGGTTCAACAAAAACAATAGAAGTTGACAGACATTTTAGAAGCGTGTATAATCTATTCAGTGATACATTCTCACAATATGTAACAGAAGATAAATTTATTAACAACATCTTTGTTGATGAAGCTGGCGATTGGAAGTATTCAACTATTAAGAATCGTGTAATTGAAACTGGTGATCCAGACATTATTATCCCATCACTATTGTGTAATGCAGCACATACATATTTTCAAATTCATAACTTCATCACAAATCTTGACAAGGTTATGCTTGATAAGCATCAAACAATTGATGAACTTAATATGAATATCTACGCAAAGAAAAGACCTATCAATGATTTGCTTGGTGTTAGAGACCAAGCAGGAATGGATAAATGGATGACAGATCACGGAAAAAATGTCAAGACAAAAAATATTATTCGAGATATTAAGAAAGCAGATTTATCGGAGTTTGAACAACATGACTAATGAGATTGAAAATATTGCCTCAGTGCATCTAGGAAAAGCAGGAGACGGAACAGTTGTCAAACCTTATGTCACACCTGATTATATTGATCCTACTTTGTTGGTTGGCATTCCACGTTATCTTAATCGTGACCAGTATGATCTTTATGCCGATGATCTTCCTTTTCTTGGTTATGATGTATGGAATTGCTACGAGTTTTCTACACTTACCAATAACGGATTTCCTGTTAGTGGCGTTCTGCGTATTGTCTATCCTTGCGATAGTTTCAAGATAGTAGAATCAAAGTCACTCAAGTTATATCTCAACTCATTCAACATGTATCATTCAGGTGCTACAGTAGATGATGTTATTGATTTTGTTGAAGATCAAACTATTAAAGATCTTACTGAAGTGCTTGGTGACGGTGTTCAAGTGACATTCCATGATAACAACTCAAGAAAACAGAAACCTTTTGGTGTTGTGAAGTTTGAAACACTTGAAGAATATCTTGCAAGCGATCTTCCTACTATGTCATTCGAGCATAGCAATGAGGATCCTGCAATCCTTCAGACAAAAGACACAGATTTCACTGATCAGTTTTTCTTCTGGCACTCAAGTGTCCTTCGCTCTAATTGCCGTGTAACTAATCAACCTGACTGGGGTGATGTCTATATTGTTATCAACTCAACAAAGACAGTGACACCTGAATCCTTGTTGCAGTATATCGTGTCTATGCGTAAGGAAAATCACTTCCATGAAGAGATCACTGAATGTATCTACAAGCGTCTATGGGATCTATTAGAACCAAAGGAACTATTGGTTGCATGTCTTTACACTCGTCGAGGAGGTATTGATATCAATCCTGTTCGTGCAAGTCATCAAGGAACGGTTGACAAATTTGCTCATTACTTGTATGATGATACTATACTCAACAGTAAAACATTGAGGCAGTAATATGAATACAAAGAATCTCGATAATCATCTACTATACGATAGTGTATATACAGTAAAATATGATTTAAGTGATTGGAAAAACATACAAGGATTGAAAGCAAATTCGCCAGAATTAAAAATTGATCCTGTGCTAAGAAACACTGCAGTCGACCATCCAGATCATTATGGCGGTGCAGACAATCCTTATGAAGCAATCAAAGTCATCAAGGCATGGGATCTCGGTTTCTGTCTAGGCAACACAGTGAAATATATCTCTCGTGCTGGCAAGAAAGATCGCAATAAACGTATTGAAGATTTGAGAAAAGCACTTTGGTATCTACAACAACAAATTAATTATGAGGTCCTCGATGAATTTGACAGAAGCACTCCAGACCCTACCAGAGACAAATAAGAATGTTGTGTCAGTCCTTTCAGGAGGACTTGACTCGACTATTATGACTTACTTGCTTGTCGAAAAGTATGGTCGAGAGCATGTCTTTGCTTTGACTTACGATTATGGTCAAAAGCAGAAACGTGAGATTGATATGGCAATCAAGACATGTGTTCATCTAGGTATCAAACATAAAGTCCTTGATCTTTCGATCCTCGGTGATATCGTCAAGGAAGTATCTGCAAATATATCAGGCACAAGTGTTGCTATGCCAACAATCAAAGATGTCTTGGGTGATCCACAACCAAAAACATATGTGCCATTCCGCAACATGATTCTTAATGCTCTAGCATTCTCGTTTGCAGAATCAAATAGTGCATCTCATGTCTTTACAGGATTACAAGTGCATGATGAATATGGTTACTGGGATACGACCAAGAAGTTCGTTGATTGCATGAATTCTGTAGCAGCGCAGAACAGAACACACAAGGTTGAACTGCTTGCGCCGTTCAGTCAACTATCAAAGTATGATGAGATTGAAATCTCAAAGGAACTAAAGAATGTTCGTCTTGATTATACACTTACTTGTTATGATCCTGACGTATCTGGTCGTTCTTGTGGTGTCTGTCCTAGTTGTTCTGAACGAATCCAAAATTTCATCAAAGCTAACGTCCGTGATCCCATTCCTTATGTTCATGGGGTTGATTGGGATAGGTTTGTTCGCTAATGTGTAGCATCATAGGAAGTCATAGCAAAGAGACTATACATATGCTTATTGCGCTCAATGCATATCGTGGACAACACTCATGGTCAATCTCATACTATGATCTTCTTTGGAACTGCATGAAGTCGGTTTCTCGTGGCATGGGTGAGATCCCAAAGGACCTTATCAATATCGGATTGAATGAGTATTGTATTGTTCATATGCAAGCACCCACAACAGACAATAAAGATATGAATACTGTCCATCCTGCACAGATTGGTAACACATATCTCTGGCACAACGGAATCATCAAAGCAGATTGGGTAAACAAAAGAAAAGATATAAGCAGTTGGGATACACAACTCATACTTAATCAATATGTTTCAACAAAAGATCTCAATGATATCGATGGAACATTTGCTTGTCTGTTATGTGATGAAGACAAACTTTATTTATTCCGCAATGAGATCTCGCCTCTTTTCATTGATAAATACAGTAACATATCTTCAACTAGATTTGAAGGTGCTATTCTCATCAAACCAAATATTATATGGGAATTTCTTTCAACAGGAACAGGTGAGTTGAAAGAAACTAATATGAAGTTTAATACTGTAGAAAATCCCTATTATGGATTGGATTTATAATGAGTGATATTAGTAATGATGACCTATCAAAATTGTATGAGGGTTATTTAGAATATACAGGCAATCAAGCAGAAATGTATCCAGCAGCAGCAATTGCAAGTGTCATGCTCACACAAGCGCTTGGACTCTATCGAGCAATTATGAGCGAAGATGATTTTAATATTTTGCTAGATAAAATAGGTGATGATAGAATTCCTACTCCCACTCTAATCTCTAAAAAACATACTTTACAATAAAAGGACTATATTATGGAAATTCAGATTGATATTGCTAAACTACAAAAGAAGAAACTATTCGTTGCTACTCCCATGTATGGTGGACAATGTAATGGCATGTATACTCGGTCAATGTGTGACTTGACTGCTATGTGTTTGAAGTATGGAATTGAGATGCGTTCTTATTTCTTGTTCAATGAGTCATTGATTACTCGTGCTCGTAACTATTGTGTTGATGAATTTTTGCGTTCTGGTTATACTCATTTATTGTTCATTGACTCAGACATCGGATTCAATCCTCAGGATGTTCTTGCAATGCTTGCATTACAAGAAGATGAATCTCCTTATGATGTTATCGGCGGTGCATATCCAAAGAAATGTATCACATGGGAAAAGATTGTTCAGGCAGTCAACAAAGGTGTTGCAGATGAGAATCCAAACATCCTTGAAGAATTCGTAGGTGACTTCGTATTCAATCCTGTTATGGGTGAAGGTGAAGCATCAAAGTCAATTCGTCTTGATGAACCAGCAGAAGTGCTTGAATTGGGCACAGGATTTATGATGATCCGCCGCAACACCTTTGAGGAATATCTCAAGGCATATCCAAAGATCATGTATCGCCCAGATCATGTTCGCACAGATGCATTTGATGGTTCTCGTAAGATTGGCATGTATTTCCAAGCAGACATCGATCCAGAATCAGAGCGTTATTTGTCTGAGGATTATTGGTTCTGTCAGTATGCTCGTAAGGCAAGCATGAAGATCTGGATGTGTCCATGGATGCATTTGCAACATGCAGGATTCTATACCTTTGGTGGTAAGTTGGCAGCTCTCGCATCCATTGGTGCATCTGCAACTGCTGATCCTTCTAAGTTAGGTAAAGAAAAGAAAAACTAATTTTTTGTGAAAAGGAATAATATATTATGAAATTGAGTGCAAATACCGTAGATATTCTGAAAAACTATGCGACAATCAATCCTTCTATTCTTATCCGTGAAGGAAGCATCCTTTCTACATGTTCACCACAAAAATCTATTTTTGCTCGTGCAACTATTGCAGAGAATTTTCCGCAACAGTTTGCAATCTATGAACTGAATAAATTCTTGGGTGTAGTGTCATTGTTCAATGAACCTGAGTTAAAGTTTTCTGATAAGAAGATTACAATCAACTCAGACAATCAGCAATTAAGTTACACATGTGCTGATCCATCAATGATTATTTCTCCTCCTGAAAAAGAATTAAATTTCCCATCGGCAGAAATTGAATTCGAAGTCAAGCAAGAAGATCTACAGAAAGTTATTCGTGCAGGAAGCGTCTTGCAGTTGCCAGAGATTTCTATCATTGGAAAGAACGGCAAGATTTCTATTGCTGCTACAAACGTTAAAGATATTACTTCTGATCAATATAGTGTTGATGTTACTACTAGTACTGATCTTACCTTCAACATGATTTTCAAAGCAGACAACATTATTAAGTTGATTTCTTCTAATTATAATGTTAAAATATCTAGTAAATTGATATCAAAGTTCACTTCAGCATCTGGTGTGAATGTTTACTATATTGCTACGGAAAAAGATTCGAAGTTTGGAGAATAACAATGCGTGAGGAATTCTTATGGTCACAAAAGTATCGTCCACAAAAGGTTGCGGATACAATTCTACCTGCTAATTTGAAAGCAGCATTTCAAAGTTATATTGATCAGAAAGATGTTCCTAATCTCATTCTTGCAGGCTCAGCGGGTGTTGGTAAAACAACAGTCGCTCGAGCAATGCTTGAGGAATTAGGTTCTGACTATATTGTTCTCAACGGATCGCTTAATGTTGCAATTGAGACATTGAGAACAGACATCACTTCATTTGCAACATCTGTTTCATTTGCAGGTGGTCGAAAGTATGTTATCATTGATGAGGCAGACTATCTTGACTGGCGAGTGCAACCAGCACTTCGTAACTTTATGGAAGAATTTTCTTCTAACTGTGGATTCATCCTCACATGCAATCTCAAGAACAAGATTATCGAACCAATCCATTCAAGATGTGTTCCTGTCGAGTTCAAGATTACAAAGTCAGAGCAACCTAAACTTGCAGCTCAATTCTTCAAGCGTGTTATAAATATTCTTGATACCGAAGGAGTCACATATGATAAAACTGTTGTTGGCACTCTTGTTTCTAAGTACATGCCTGATTGGCGTCGGGTTCTTAATGAACTACAGAGATACTCCGTCAATGGACAAATAGACACGGGTATCTTTGCTAACATGCCAGCAGAAACGTTTGCTGCACTTATCTCTATTCTTAAGAAGAAAGAATGGCAGGAGATGCGTAAGTGGATAGTGGAGAATGGTGACTTGACAATTGATGAGATATTTGCTAAACTGTATGATCAGATCTATGACTATGTGAAACCGTCAAGTCGTGGTTTGCTTGTTGTGATCATGGCAGATTATCAATACAAAGCAGCATTTGTTGTCAATCAAGAAATCAATCTAGCAGCAGCGCTGACTCAGATTATGATTGATGTTGAGTTCGTCTGATGCATACAAGTGTCTGGGAAAAATCAACTCAAACTAGAACGTGTAAGGGGTGTGATGTAACAATCACACCTGATACATATCACCTCCATGCGAAGTTTACAATAGACACAAAGGATCCAAACATTCATAGGTTGATCACTATGCGTCTTTGTCAGAAATGCATTTCTGAATTTGAAACCCATGCTAAAGCACCTGAGGAGATTGCTGATGAGTCCCTTTGATTTTATTAATGCCATTAACGGAAAGACAAAGCGAGATCTTATCCGTGAATCCGATAACCCATCACTCGCAGCAAAGGAATACAATTCATGGCAGATTAACCGTGGGTTCTCATTCTATATGGATTGTATTCTACATGCAAATGAGATGAATATGCGTTCATTTCTACCCAATGAAATGCAAAACGCTTATTACATAAATAATATCAGACCAGGTAAACGCTTTTCAAAATGGCACAAGAAAAGTGAAGATTCTAGTGATATGAAAGCGGTGATGGAATATTATAATGTTGGTCATCTTAAAGCACAGGAATATCTCAGTGTGCTCACAAAAGAACAACTCAACCTTATAAAAATAAAAATAATAAAAGGTGGGAATAGTAATGAGCTTCGATCTAAATCAACTGATAGAGGTGAGGTTATATAATTCAGAAGATTTCTTAAAAGTAAAAGAAACACTATCTAGAATCGGTATTGCATCTAAGAAAGACAATACCTTATATCAATCCTGCCATATCCTGCACAAGCAGGGCAAATACTATATCGTCCACTTCAAGGAACTATTTTTACTTGATGGTAAAGAAGCAACACTTTCTGAAGGCGATCTTGGCAGACGCAATAGGATTGTAGCATTGCTAGATGAATGGGAACTAGTTGAAGTCATTGATTACAGCAGAGTAGAATCAAATATCATTCCTCTTAATCAAGTCAAGATCATACCATTCAAAGAAAAATCAAAATGGAATCTAGTCACTAAATATACAATTGGTAATAGGAATTAATAAAAAAGCGCCGTGAGGCGCTTTTTTTAATAACCCTGGCAAACTCTCTGTTCACCTAGATACTGTTGGGTGTATCTATCGAACACTGGTTCGACCCAGCATCTGCGATGGCGTGGTTGCTCAACATACATAGGAGGAGGTGCTGCATATGAAGGTTGACTCAAACCATACAACACTCCGCCGAGGACTAAACCTCCGACTAAAGGTGCAACCCATCCGTTGCCTGAGCGCTGATGATGATGACCGCCACCATGATGTCCACCTCCGTGATGTCTGCCGCCACCATGATGGCGATTCTGTGCTTCTGCAGAACAAGCACCGAAAACAACAATCGCTGCAGCAAGACCTATAATTACTTTACGCATGACTTTTTGCCTTTACGTGAATAAGACCCTTTGCCCTTTTTAGCAAGGACAATGCGCTGGCGGTATTTTGAATCTGCTAACGCCTTAGCAGTAACTGAACGCTGTTTCATTTCCTTATCTCCGATCATATACTAAGTATAAGATCATTTAATAAAATTGTCAACCAGTAAATTTAGACATCTTGCCTTGATGACCAACGTGGTAGGCATGGAAACGGACATGCGGATATTCTTTTTTCAATCCTAAGAAAGCGTGTAAATTCTCATGAGAATCATCATACATCCTAACATGAGTGTATGGATGCTTTGCAAGATGTTGTCTGATGAAAGTAAGTTTCTTGTGTGCTGGTGATCCTTCACCTGGCACATTACCTGCTCTATGCACATGAATCTTATCAATATGATGGATCCCGTGTGACTTCAGAGTATGTAGAAACTTATCTTTATTATCAAAGTCAGATCTTGCAGTATTGATTATTGTTCTGTTCTTTGAATTCTTCCTGACAGTCGCATGAGCAGCATTGATTGTTCTGATCATGCTATGTATAGGACGAGATGTCTTATGAAATACATCCGCTGATTTAAACTCTCTGTAGTCATAATGATGACCAGATGCAAGTTTATGCGTATTGTAGTCAGAAGCAGAAAGTTTCTTTACAGTATTCCCATGCTGATCTTTCACATGAACTTTAGCAGTCGAATGGACTAGCGTATCGTCAATGTCGAAGACGTGTAGGGTAGAAGTTTTTTCTTCTAGATACTGTCTGAATGGTAGCATATTGGTTCCTTTTTGTTATTTATCATGTTGTTAATATAGCACAATTTTTTTAAGAAATCAACCGTTTTTTTCGCTTGACATTATTATTAAAAGATCTTATATTCAATTATAGGATGAATTAAAGGAGATACAAATGGATAATGTCTCAGACGAAAAACTCCAGCAGATTGAAACTGAGTGGAGAATCTATCGGTCCAACAACTGGATTGCAAAACACAAAGTGACAGGCAAGGTCCTCAAAGCAGGAACTCGTCACTCCTTGGTCGAGCATTGCCTTGCATGGGAACGGATTACAAAACGTTTCTGCAATGGTCAAATTATTCTTTAAAATAATGGTTGACACTTTTATTAAATTATCTTATATTCAATTATAGGATGAATTAAAGGAGATACAAATGCAAAAGTTTACTTTCGTCATTGGGACCTACGAAAACGGTTCGCTTCAATGCATTGAAACTTTCCGTGCTATCAACCCAGAAGCAGCAACGGACCTTGCCCGGACATGCTTCTTGATGCTCGATCCAAGCGAAGTTCATAAGTTTGACTTCAAGATTCTCCGCACAGATTACGCTTCTAACTAAGAGGAAATGACTATGAAGAAGATCAAAATTACTGCTGAGGACGTCCGTCCAGGTTCTATCCTTATTCTTTCGAAGTGCAAACAACTTGGCACTAAGTATGGTCGAGTAAGTCGTGTCTATCGCAACAAATACAATGAAGGCCGTGGCAAGTACAAAAACGACTATTATGAAGGCTGCGAAGTTAGAACTTTCCGCACAAAAGAAGATCTCCGTGGTGCTGGCGGACGGGATTGGAGCTTCGTTCACTTCAAGCAAATTCTTGGTGTCGAATCTTTTTAAAATAATGGTTGACACTTTTATTAAAATAATCTATTATCAAATAATCAACAACACACATACAAAAGGATTAATACAATGGCACATGAAGTAGAAACAATGGCATTCGCCGGCGATACGCCTTGGCATGGTCTAGGCGTTCCAGTTCACAATGACTTGACTCCTGATCAGATGTTGGTCAAAGCAGGTCTTGACTGGACAGTCGACAAGATGCCCTCTTTCGTCAATATCAATGGCGAGCAAATCGTAACTGGTCAACAGGCACTGGTTCGCTCGTCAGATAATTCTATCCTGTCTATGGTTTCTGATGACTGGAAACCTTGTCAGAATCACCAAGCATTTGAGTTCTTCAATGACTTTGTGATGGAAGGTGACATGGAAATGCACACTGCTGGTTCGCTCAAGCAGGGCAAAAATGTTTGGGCTCTCGCAAAGGTGAAAGATTCCTTCGAGATTTTAGGAGGCGACAAAATTGATTCTTACCTTCTCTTCTCTAATCCTCATGAGTATGGTCGTTGCATTGATATTCGCTTTACCCCTATCCGTGTTGTTTGCAATAACACTCTTACCCTTTCTCTTGCGGGTAAGTCTGATCTTATGGTTCGCCTCAATCATCGTTCTGCTTTCAATCCCGAACTAGTAAAGCAGACCCTGGGTGTTGCTTCTAAGAAACTCGGCACCTACAAGGATATGGCAGAGTTCTTGGCATCCAAGACATACACAACAGAATCAGTCGTTGAGTATCTCAAGGAAGTGTTTCCTTCTTTGACCAAGAAAGACAACTCAATCATGTCTCGTCCTGCGACTCAGGCCTTCGAGGTTCTCGAAACTCAACCTGGTGCAGAATTTGGTAAGAATTCTTTCTGGCAGGCATTCAATGCGACTACCTATGTTGTCGACCACGTGCTCGGTCACTCACAGGAAACTCGTTTGCAGAGCGCTTGGTATGGCGACAATCGCAAGCGTAAGTTGGTTGCTTTGGAAAAAGCAGTAGAATTTGCGGAGGCAGCATGATTAAGAACGCTCGACTAATTGAAGAGAACAATGTGCTGAGGTATCAGTATGGGGCGATGCACAAAGAGACTGTCAGGTGCAAGGAGCAGATTGAACAGTTGCGGGAAGCGTTGCACCGTATCAGCCTTGGTTCTCAAAATAGCGGAACAACCAAAGAAGATTTAGGTGCAGAAGCCCGTCAATCACTGAAGGAGGATAAGTGATGAAAGTATATATAGATGATTACAATGTGATTGGTGATGATGGTGAAATTCCTAGCGGTCTTGGTGACAGTCCTAACTTGATAGATGCAAAGTTGCTAGAAAACTATGCCTGGGAAGAATGGGGATGGACAGAGAAACCGCAGATAGTCGATATACGGGTTGATGAGTATCTAGAATTCCGTGATGCAGTTGACACCATCCATAAGATCCTGAAGAAAGCATATGATCAGATCGAGGAGAGTGAGTGATGAGCTACTACCAACCTGACTGCTGGGTCGTGCTGAAGTTGCCAGAGTGCTACAAGGTCCTCGCTGGGTGGTCTGG